CTTCAAGCAATACATTAAAGTAAAAACCTGCTTCACTTTCATTCCAACCAATGAATCCGCAGCATTCTTCAGTAAGGCAATTTACAACATCATTCTCCCATATCAGCTTGCTATTTTTATCTTTCAAGCCGGTACATTGGCAGATAGTATCTGGTCGCACTTCAAATGCAAATGGCGAACCTGCTTTATTGCTGATATACCATTTATCATTTTTGCAATGCAAAAATCCTGCAACCCACTCTCCATTACAAATTTTCGCCTTGAATAGACATCTATCTTTCATCCACTCCACCTCTCTTCACGATCTCCACAGCATCATCAAAATTAACCACCAGCTCTCCGCCCATGCCCTGATTGCCGTACCTTTCAAATGACTTGTCCTGCAGCTCTGAAACAGCCTTGTCCACATCGTAGACTGTTGGATGCTCCTCAATAAGTTTTTTTGCCTCAATTCTCATTGATTTCTCTGACTTACGTTTCTCTAGTCCTTGTTTCTCAAGTGCCTTTATCGCCATATCAAATGCCTTTCCGGTATCATTCACATAGGCATAATGTGAATATCTATAATCTGTTGTTCCCTTTAATTTGGCTATTGCTTCTCTCTCTTCCATATTCCCACACTCCTATCTTCTCAGCCTTGCCACAGCCGCGTTCCACTCGTTTATGAATTTAAGCACCCAGGTAGCTGGGTATGTGCTTACAGCATACTGTTTTGAGATAGCAACTGCTCTTGCCCTGTTTGATCTCATTTGGAATCTGTGCCATCCTTACACCTCCACTTCATCATCTGCCGGAAACCGGAACACCTTCGGTGGTGTGAAACAGAATGCCTGCTGATAGCCACTACCCTGTAGGATTCCAGGACCGCCTTCACACGATATGTAACTTCCATACAGTTTTATCATATCTTCCAGCACTTTCTCTGCCTTTCTCCTTGAGCTGTATGTTGCCATAAGTATGGGAGCTTCATCTGGCTTAATGTTGTCCCATGCATACATTACATTTGTTTCATTCTGCGCAAAGCCATCTATTGTGATGATTCCATCCTCATATTTAACATCGGCGTATCTTAAACCTTTCTGACTAATTAACCTCATCACTCCTCAACCTTCCTTTCCGCCTCAAGCCATCTGCGGGTACACTCACAACAATGCCCTGTGCATTTATTGCCATCAAACCCTATCTCATTCGGACATATGATTATCTGCGCAAGATCCGCATCACTGAGCGACCGGATGTAGTCGCCGTTGGTCATCGGTTCATAGTTGTCCACAGCGTTCTTAGTACAGTGTGCGCATGGTTCCTGTGTCTCGTCCATGGCTCTGTATTTGCAGTTTTCGCAGCCTCCTGCTCTCTCTGGTACTATCTCCATCGTATTTCCCCCTTCCTGATCATCTCTCTTATGTCTGTGTTGCTGAAGCTCTCATGGTAGCCCTGTTCGCTTTGCATCAGCACATGGTGCTCATATACCTTGATGATTGTCCAGCACTTCCAAACCCTTATAGGGACATTCTCCTCTTTCCCACCTTTTGTGAGGATCTTCACCACCCGCCCCGGTCGGCAGATGGTGTTGTATACAGCGTCTATTTCAAAATCCGTCATTTTCATTTGTTTTCTCCTTTTACTCAGCAAGAAACTTGTTGATGAAATACTGCTGTCCCTTGCCTGTTACCTTTGTTGTTCTTGTCTCCCTGACTGATCCATCAGAATTAACAACAGTGCTGATTTTTACCTCGAATAATCCCATGTCCATGCTTCTCTGAGTTGGTGCATTTCTGTCGGTTCTTTTATTGCCCTTGATCAGATATCCATTTTCTCTCAGCCACTCATACAATCTATTCTGCCCAATATTGACACCATTCTGTTTTAATATCTTGGCAAGCTCTCCGACCAATATTGATGTATGACTTGCTGCAACCGCATCAGCGAATATTGCCTTTGGCTTCATGGTCTTTATCTGCTTGTCCCTCTCCAGGATCTTGTTCTGAGCTACCTGCAAGGCTCTGGCCATCAGTTCATCGTCCGTCATGGTCTCCTGTCCGGCTATGTAACCGCCGTTCTTACGGATTGATGGCAACACCTCGCTTGTCACCCAGCGCTTAAATGCTTTCGCTGATGGGAGCTCGCTGGATAGGATGAGGCTGTATAATCCGCTTTCGTTGATTGCTGTTATATTTCTTTTTTGCCTGCCGTCGTGAATTGCGACGGTAGCTTTGTCCTCGTTATCAATGTGTTTTGCTATAGCGTCTCGTGTATTGCTATAACCAAGAGCTGTCGCTATGTCCACTCCCACAAACCAAGGCTCGCCATCTATATTCACTGTTCTTATCTCTCCAAATTCTTTATTTTCATATATCTTTAAATCGTTCACTAAAAACCTCCTCTATCTATACAAAACACAACTGTCCATTATCTTCTTCGCCTATCCTCATGTTTGGCATCCTCTTCCTTACACACAGCTCCGGAAGATTTGATCTCACCATCGCCGCCGGTATAGGTGGACAGACTGCATTTCCACATCTCTTAACCTGTTCACTTCTTGAATATGTCTTACCTGTGTTGTCATGATCTATGATGTAATCATCCGGAAACCCTTGGCACCCATATAACTCCTTTGGCTCAAGCATTCTGAGACCAATGTCCACTATCTGATACTCAACACCTTGGATTGTTACAAGGCCGAATCGGTCTCTTGATGTCACTGTGTCAAGTGGCTGTTCTATATCCTGCCCTGTACCCTCTCCGTAGTATTTAATCAAGAATGCTCTGACCTCTCCAAAATGTCCGGCTGATGTTGTAACTGTATGCAGCGGCTCTCTCTCATCCTGTCCTATTCCTGTTTTGTAGAACTTACTGAGGAACGAAGTCACAAGGCCATATCTGTTTGAACTGTCCACTGTCATAATTGGATTCTCTATGTCTTGACCTCGCACCTCGTCTGAATTGGTCTCCGAATGGTATTGGATAAGAGTCGCTGCAACCAACCGGTTATGATCCACTGTCGTTATCGTATCAATTGGGTCTTCGGCTTTACTTCCACCTCCTTGGTAATTCCCGCCATACGTTTTATCTATAACCGGAGCAAGTCTCGGTTCACACAAATAATGCTTCCCACTACTCACAATGGTTGGTAACGGCTTCTTTATGTCGTGAACTCTCGGCGATTGTCCTTTTCGTTCTCCATATCCAATGGGTACAATGAACGGCTCTGGATTATCCAGAACGAACTTCTTCAGCCCTCTTGCAATCCTCTGCATAGTCTTTGGCGCAAGTGGCCTTACCGCCCGGATGCCATACTTTTCTTTGATCTGCTCTGATGTATCAAAGATACTCGGACATGGCAGGCTGAAATCAAGCTGTGTATATGCCCCAACATAAGGCTTGAGCCGTCCCCCCTTGACCTCTTTGCTATCCGCCGGTGCATGTGTAGGCTTTGGCCACATGATAGGTACACCATCACACCTTGCGATCATGAAGAACCTTTTTCTCTTGGTCGGTGCTCCATAGTCTGCCGCCACAAGCTCTCTGAACTGTACCTCATATCCCAGCTCATTGAGCTGTTTTACAAATTGCCTGAATGTATCTCCTTGCTTTGCCTTTATCGGATGATGTCCTCGGTTGAGCGGTCCCCATGTCTTGAACTCCTCAACGTTCTCCAGCATGATCACTCTCGGTCTCGCAAGTGCCGCCCATCTGCATGCTACCCATGCAAGCCCTCTGATGTTCTTATCCTTTGGCTTGCCACCCTTGGCCTTGCTGAAGTGCTTGCAATCCGGAGAGAACCAGGCAAGAGCTACCGGATGCCCCTCACATGCTTTCACAGGATCAACCGCCCACACGTTCTCACAATAGTGCTTTGTGTTTGGATGGTTGACCTTATGCATCCTTATGGCTTCCGGGTCATGGTTGATAGCTATATCAACACTGTATCCTGTTGCCATCTCAATTCCTGTTGATGCTCCACCACCTCCGGCAAAGTTATCAACAATAAGTTCTCCGTTTATCATGGCAGCACCTCTAAGAAATCAAACAATGTCGGTGAGTCAACCTCATTCTCCTCAGACTGCAGATATCCAACTCCATCCCTGAAGTAATCCGGATTGAGCTCACATCCCTTACCAAATCTGTGCATCTTGACCGCCATCATCGGTACAGTCATAAGACCACCGAACGGATCATATACCACATCGCCCTCGTTGCTGTACCTGTTGATGATTCGCTCCACGATATCAAGCTGTAATGGGCATACATGCATAGTCGCTCTTCTGCGGCTCTGTGTCGTGTTGAGGGTCCGCATCCTGTTGATGTCGTCCCACACTTCAAGCTGGTTCCATGATCCCGGAGCTACCACCATGAATGTAGCTGGCAGTCTGCCATCCTTATCAAGATCCTTGGCAAGTGCCACATGTTCAGCATAGTTGTATACATTCTCTCTGCTGTACTGCCTGTATACTCTCTGAAGATTGTCAACCGGCACCTCTTCCAGCTCTTCCTTGCTTACAAGCCTGTCACCCGAACTTCTCCAATATCCGTGGGCATCTATCTGCCACTGTGCCCTCGTGTATTCATCCTTAGACTTCTCGACCGGTTCGTCAGCATAAGCTGTTGACCTGTCAGTTGGCAACTTACGAAACAGCAGGATGTACTCAGGGCATCCCACCCCCATCTTGGAACCATCCTTGCACTGCTCAGTCCATCCGAGCCGGTATGTCTGGTTGTTCTCTCTTACAACATCCGTAACCACTGTGATCATGCCGAAATACATAAAACCATGCTTCATGTAATGTTCGATACAATCCGCATGAAACGGCTCAATAGTCGGCATTCCTGTGCCAGTGGCATTTCCAAACAACACTCTATCCTTAACGTGGATGGCCGCCACTCTTCCCGGCTTCAGCACCCTCAAAAGCTCCGGTGTCAGGAAGTCCATTTGTTCAAAGAACCTCTCTGTATCCTGATTGTGTCCGAAATCGTTATAATTTGCTGAATACTCGTAGTGGTTGCCAAATGGTATTGATGTGTGTATCAGATCAATGCTGTTACTCTCCATCGCCCTTGTCTCTTCCACGCAATCGCCATACACAGCTTCATAATGCTTGCCTCTTACCGTTCTCTCTTCTCTTGTACCTTCCACACCCATCTTCCTTTCCAATCTCTCCGTCTTGTTTGCCGAATCAAGGCCATACTTCTTCACGATCTCGATCATCTTCTTGACCATGTGATTATGATTCTTCCACTTCTCGATCAGTGCGTCCTTGATCTCCCGCTCA